TGGCTACAGTAGGTGTTACCATTGAAGCAACAGCAGCAGCAGCAACAGGAACTACCCACAGCAGTAGCACAGCAGATTGTCAGGTTAATATTACTGCTTCTGCTAACGGTTACAACATCAGCGACACTATACCAGACGAAACCGCCAACGGTAACAACATGGTAATGGAGGGTACTGGTTGGACCTTTGAGACTGATGCTGCTGTAGGTACTAGGTCGGTTGATTTTGGTAATTCGGGTACTTCTTACGGCATTATAGACGAGTCGTACCTAAGCGTATTCCGCAGTCCTTGGTCGTTTTCTTGTTGGTATAAACCAGATAACGGAACTATTGGAACGACTGGTGGCGGAACTAGCATATTATACCTACTCCATACGGGCATAAACGGACCTACTAATCCGCTGGGAAGCCATTATCAAATGTACCATTATAACAGGAAACTACGTTGGTGGTCTAGGATAGATACTAGTGGAGCTTCTACACTTCGCGATACTGGCAACGTATTTTCAGAAGGTTCTGGTACTAATGATTGGGTACATATTGTTGTCACAGTCGATAATGTCGGTAACCCAACTATGTACATTGATGGTAGTGAAACAACACTGACTACAGACTCAACACCTAATACAGAAAATCTTTCTGAATATTCTAACACCTCAGATGTGCGGATAGGTTATGGCAGGACTGGAACAGCTGAAGGTTATAAAATTGACGATGTTTCCATCTGGTCCACCGAACTAACCAGCACACAGGTCAGCAACCTTTATAACAGTGGTAGCGGTACAGACCTGACAGGTAGTAGCAATCTTGCTGGTTGGTGGAAGATGGGTGACAGCAATGTTGTACCAGTTACTCACACAGGAGCAGCAACAGTTTCAGTAGACGTTACAGCAAGTGCTAGTGGAGAAACGTTTACTACCCACTCAGGCACAGCCTCCTGCCAAGTTAATCTATCAGCATCTGCTAGTGGTACTGTTACATCCCCTGACTACGAACAAGAAGTATCAGAAATAACCAGTCTAAAGGGTTGGTTCGATGCTAATAAACCTAACGGAACGGACCAAACTGGATTTACTAACGGTACAGCAGTCACCACTTGGACTAGTCGTGTAGGTACATCTGTTACACTAGGACAGTCTACTGCATCGGCTAAACCGACATGGAATACCAGTCAGATCAACTCACTTCCCGCAATAGACTTTGCTGTAGGTGACTGGCTCAATTCAACAAGTACCGATATTAAAGACATTGTTCACGGTCAAAATAACATAGCAATTACGACCTATGTTGTGATGCAGGTGGATAACTACCCCTCATCTTCAGCGTCAGGTGACGCAATGGTTTTGGGTTGGGAAGATACGGTCACAAGTGTCGGTTCCCAAGACGTTTTCCACCTACCACGAATCGAACGGGGAACAGGCTACCTACAATTACTAGAAAGAGCTGGTGGCACAGGATTAACTAACCTTGCAGGATACGAGTATCAAACAGCATTAGGCACAGGTTCTTATAAATACTTTGGATGCATTGCTGGAGCAACTTCTATAACGCTACGTGTGAATGGCTCTGAGCAAACCTTGAGTAACTATTTAGGTGGAACATGGAACACAGCACAAACACATGACGCCCATCAACTGCAAGTAGGCGGCTTCAGTAACGCTGGCGGTTCACAGATACTTTTAGATGGTAAGATAGCTGAGATACTTATATTCAATTCTACCCTAGGTTCAACGGATATAGCCTCTGTCGAAAACTACATAACCGACAAGTATAACCTGTGATGAAGACATATTTATTATACGACACACAGGACGAATGGAATGCAGCAAACCAACAGGCTGAAAATTTCCTAGGTATTCCTAGTTCTGACGGTACGACTGAGTATGATGTAATTAAACAGGTAACCAAGGCCGATCACGCAGATTACGGTAAATATTTTTTCACTCTAATCGATGCAGAGCAAGACGGAGTTACGCTCAAAAGTCAGTTTCCAGAAGGTCAACCCTTTTCTGAACTAGGTACATGGCAGGAGCCAATAGAAGAATTTTAAACAATCCCGAAGGTGAGTGGTACACCGACCCTGAAGGACTTTAACTAACACAACTATAAATAACAGGAGACATAATCATGTCAGAAGCATCAGACTACGTTGAGAACCAGATACTTAACTGCTATCTCAATCAAACAAACATTACAGCACCGACTGCTATTCACCTTGGACTTTTTACAGCTAACCCAACGGAAAGCGATGAAGGTTCAAGCGGTGGTACGGAAGTTAGCGGAAATGGGTATTCCCGTGTTGCTATTACCGACAAGTTTGGTACAGCAAGCGGCACAGGAGGCAGTCTTTCCAGTAACGCTGACATAACAGGCTTTACAGCATCAGGAGGAAATTGGGGAACTGTCACAGGCATAGGCATATTTGATAGTGCCTCTGGTGGTGAACTACTATTTTGGACTGCACTAGACAGTAACGCTACCGTTAATGACGGTGACTCATTCCAAATCTCAAGCGGCAACCTAACTGTAACTGTAGCTTAATAAATATTATGGAATCCTCAAGCGAGACAGCACAACACCTTTACACACAACTGGAGGCAAGTCGTGATCCTTTCTTGAGGAGAGGTAGAGAAGCCTCTGAGTTAACTATTCCATATGTATTACCACCTGACGGTCATTCTAGTTCAACGGAGTACAAAACTCCATTTCAAGGGGTAGGGGCGAGAGGAGTTAATAACCTAGCTAGTAAGCTTTTGTTAGCTCTTCTTCCCCCGAATGCTCCCTTCTTTAGATTATCCATTGACAGTTATGAACTTGAAAAAGCAAGAGCAGAACTGGGAGAAATGGAAACCCAAGAGATTAAAACTCAACTTGAAAAAGCATTGGCAGAGATTGAAAGGTCTGTTATGCAAGAAGTTGAGTCAGAAGCCTTTAGGGTTGGTGCTTTTGAAGCACTAAAGAATCTAATCGTTACAGGTAATGCTCTTGTATATCTACCTGATGAAGGTGGAATGAGAGTGTTTCGTCCTGATCGTTATGTTGTTAAACGTGATCCAATGGGTAACGTAACTCACATAGCTACTAAGGAAACTATCGCTCCATTTTTATTACCTGATAGTGTTAAGGATGCAGTATATAAAGACAGTAAGGATGATACCTGCGATCTTTATACTGCTGTAGTTCGTAAAGGTGATAAGTTTATGGTTTATCAGGATGTCAAAGGTATTCCTATTGATGAATCTTTTGGATCATACGATATAGATAAATCACCATTTATTCCCTTACGTTATACAAGAATAGACGGAGAAAACTACGGAAGAGGATTTGTAGAAGAATATATAGGTGATCTTAAATCCCTTGAAAGTCTTACACAAGCTATCGTAGAAGGTTCTGCTGCTGCCGCTAAAGTTTTATTCCTAGTTAATCCTAACGGAACTACTAAAGCACGTACATTATCGGATAGTGCTAACGGAGCAATCGTTCAAGGAAATGCTGGAGACATTAGTGTACTACAGTTGCAAAAGTTTAATGACTTCCGTGTAGCTCAAGAAACAATGAGAGCTATACAGGAGCGACTAAGCAATGCATTCCTACTTAACAGTAGTGTAGTTAGGCAAGCTGAACGAGTAACTGCTGAAGAGATACGTATGCTTAGTCAGGAACTAGAGACTGCTCTTGGTGGATTGTATAGTATCCTTAGTCAAGAGTTCCAAATGCCGCTAGTTGAACGTCTAATGTCACGTATGCGGAAGAAAAACAGAATGCCTAAGCTTCCGAAAGACATCGTTAAACCTACTATTACCACAGGTGTAGAAGCACTTGGTAGGGGTAACGATCTTAATAAATTGGATATGTTTATAGCAGGAGCTAATCAAATTGTAGGTCCAGAAGCAGTACAACAATATCTTAATGTTAGTGATTATTTTACTAGACGAGCGACTTCTCTTGGTATAGAAACTGAGGGACTAATTAAAACAGAGGAGGAAGTAGCGCAAGCAAGTCAGCAAGCTCAGATGCAAGCTTTAGCGTCTCAATTAGGAGGACCAGCTATTAATGCAATGAGTCAACAAGCACTTGCCCAGCAAGAGTCTCCAGAACCAACTGAGGAATAACGATGGCAGAACTAACTACAGTAGAAATTAACGAACCTACACAAGGGGAGATTGAACCAGCTTCCGAAACAGTAGAGGAACAACCACAACCAGAGCATATTGCTACAGACTCTCAGGAAGAGGGAGCAGTAGAGGAACAAACTGAAGAAAGCTCATCACTAAAGCTTGGTCAAGGTGAACGACCCGAAGGATTACCTGATAAGTTTAACAGTATTGAAGACCTTGTTAATTCGTATCAGGAACTAGAAACTAAATTATCTCAGGGCAATCAGGAAACAACTACTAACGAAAACGGTGAAGAAACTGTAGAGGTTAGTACATCTGAAGTTCTTACGTATGCATCTGAAGAGTTTCACGGAAACGGAGAGCTTTCTAGGGATACATATGAAACACTAGCTGAGTTTGGAATTAGTGAAGATATTGTTAATAGTTACATTGCTGGTCAACAAGCTCTTACCGCTCAACGAACAACAGAAATTAAAGGGGCGGCCAATGGTGAGTACGAACAGATGGGAGAGTGGGCAGTACAAAACCTACCACCTGACGAACTAGAAGCTTACAACAACGTAGTAGAAGGATTAGATATTAATGCTGCTAAGATGGCAGTTAGTGGTCTGTATGCTCGTTATAAATCAGGAACATCACAACCTAACCTTACTATGGGCAACACTAGTGGTGCTGGTGTAACTCCTTTTGCGGATATGCAAGCTGTAAGAGCAGCTATGAGTGATCCACGTTATAAATCAGGAGATAAAGCATATCATGCAGAGGTTGACAGAAGACTCAAGGTAAGTAACTTTTAAATATTATGGAATTCGTACAATCAAATTGGGAAGGTATTGTCCTTGTCCTTACATCAGCAGTAGCATTAGCTTCAGCAGTAGCCGCTTTAACTCCTACCCCGAAGGATGATGGCATTGTTAAAAAGTTATACGCATTAATCGATACACTTGCAATAAACGTAGGTAAAGCCAAGGATAAGTGAAGATACTCTTAGGTATACTTACTTCTATTTTAGACGCACTATTTAAAAACGTAATCCGTGAAGTTAAAAAACCAGTCAAAGCTAAAGATGCTCCTATCAGTCCTGATCGTGAGCGTTTTCTTGAGCGGATGCGGGAACACGAGGGTAGTCTTCGTGGACTCTCAAAGTCAGATTCTAAGAGTAGGACCAAAGGTAAAGGGTAAAGTATACTTTTGGAATGGTGAAGAGTGGGAGTTATCAGCAAATAAAGTTGAATATCCCGAAGGACATCATATGGGTGCTTTAGAACCCGAAGAAGAATAGTCCTACTATATGAAGATTTTTAGTTAGTATTATTGGTTTGGTATTACCTATCATGCCCCTCATCAAGGTTTTGCTTTCTTTCCCTTGGTGAGGGGTTTTATTTTTTTTGATCGTAATTATACATTGAGTAGTAGAAGCCCACTACGGTGGATAACTTCCAGACGCTGGGTAGAAATTACAACTTAATAGTTAAACACATTCAAACATAGAAAGACCATATCATGGCAAACGGAGACACTACTCCATCACGGGTTGGCCTTAAACAAGGCGGCTCAGATAATCAAGAACTATTCCTTAAAAAGTTTAGTGGTGAGATTCTTACCACATTTGAGGAAAAGAACATCATGAAACCTCTGCACACGATCCGTACTATTAGTGACGGTAAGTCTGCACAGTTTCCTGTAACTGGCGTTGCTTCTGCAAAGTACCACACCGTTGGTCAAAACATTGCAGATAGCGGTAACAGTTACCTATCGGATATTGCTAAAAGCGAGAAGATCATCAGCATCGACAAAGTTCTGTTGGCTTCTTCTTTCCTAGCTAACATCGATGACGTTATGAATCATTATGATATTCGTAGTGTCTATGCAAATGAGTTGGGCAACGCTCTTGCTAATCGTTTTGATACTGCTGTTATCAAGACCTTTATCGCAGCCGCTCGTTCAGCAGCAAACCTAACAGGTGGAGCCGCTGGCGATCGTCTAGACGTTGGTCAAAATGTATTCCTGTCTGACTCTAGTTACTCTGCTGGTGATGACACGGATGCCGCTGGCGATCCTACTGGTGCTGAGCTTATTACTGCTCTCTTCAGTTCCGCTCAAAAGCTAGACGAAAACGATGTTCCTAGTGATGGTCGTTTCTGCGTTATTCGTCCCGAAGAGTACTACAAGCTAATTACTGGTGGTGCAACTTCTGGTATTAACGTAGCAAACAGCGCACTTAACACCGATGTTGGCGGACAAGGTTCTGTTGCTCAAGGTATCATTCCTCAAATTGCAGGAATTAACATCTTCAAGAGCAATCATGTGCCTTCCACAAACACTATCTCTGGTGATGATGACAATGCTGTTAATGATCCCTTCGGTGCTGGAAACGGCTACAACGGAGACTTCACTACCACATTGGGTATTGTCGGTCATTCTGCCGCTGTTGGTACGGTCAAGCTTCTTGATCTTGCTACTGAGTCGGAATATCAGATTGAGCGTCAAGGTACGCTGTTCGTAGCTAAGTACGCAATGGGTCACGGAATCCTCCGTCCTGAGTGTGCTATCGAACTCATCAAGTAAATTCCTCCTATCGTTACCTCATGGGGGAGTAGGTTCTTATGAGCTTGCTCCCCCTCTGGTAACAAATACCTTTTAGAATTATGGCAAATCTCACGACAAAACTAGATGCAGTAAATACTATGTTAGGGGTTATCGGGGAACTGCCTGTTAACTCTTTAGGTAGCGGAAGTCAAAGATCAGCTAATGTGGTCCTTGCAGAAAACGTGTTAGATGAAACCAATAGAGAAGTACAGAGTGAAGGGTTTCATTTTAATACAGAACATAAATACACCCTACGTAAAGATGGGGTTACCAATCAAATTACATTACCTTTAAATACACTCAGGGTTGATACAGAGGTAGGTAAATATACTGATATTGATATAGTCCAAAGAGGAACATCCCTTTACGACCGTAAGAATCATACATCTACATTTGATAAAGACCTTGAGGTATCTATTGTGTTTCTGTTAGAGTTTGCTCAGATGCCAGAACAGTTCCGTAACTATGTTGCTATACGTGCTGGTAGAAAGTTTGCAGGTAGATTCTTAGCAAGCTCTGAAATACAAGGTCTAACTATTCGTGATGAAATTGAAGCAAAAGCTAGAGCTTTAGATAGTGATAGTGAAACAGCAGACCTTACGATATTTGATAACTATTCCGTTTATCGTGTACTAGATAGAAATAATGCCTCTACTAAATACTAGTATCCCAAACCTTACTCAAGGTGTATCTCAGCAACCCAGTAATATACGTCATGCTGGACAGGCTGAAAGCCAAACTAATGCACTTAGTAGTGTTGTAGAGGGTTTAGTAAAACGTCCTAATAGTAGGTTAATCGAACGGATTAAAACTTCTGCTATAGATAATAATAGTTTTGTTGGGTTAATCGATAGAGGTTCAGAAAGTGAACGATTTGTAGTAGTTATACCTCCATCATCCGATACAGTTGAAATGTGGAAGGTAGATGGAACAGGTGTAACAGTTACTAATAATTTATCAGGTAGTTACCTTAATGATAGTAATCCTAAAGATGCTATCAAAATGCTTACAGTAGCTGATACAACTTGGTTACTTAATCGAAATAAAAGCGTACCAGCACTTACAGGTAACTCTGGAGCAGTTGCTCATGAAGCTTTAATATTTATTAAGCAAGCCGCTCAACATAAAGAATATACAGTATCCCTTAATAGTACGACATATACTGTAGAAATTACAAGCGGAACTAACATACATAGTCACGATTTATTGACTACTTTAAAAACAGGTTCTGCACCTAGCCATATTACATATACAGGTCCAGTAGGAGGATTAGATGGGGTATCAGGTTTAACAGTAACTCTTGTAGAAGGTAACGTAATGAAGCTTTCGCAAAGCTCTGCGTTTACCGATTTGTATGTTACTGATGATTTATCTGATACAGGAATAGGTTTAGCTTATATAGAGGTAGCAAATATTACAGACCTACCTGCTAAAGCCTTTAACAACTTTAAAATAAAAATTAAAGGATCAGTAGAGTTATCGGAAGATGATTACTACGTTAAGTTTAAAACTAAAGATGACGGAACATTTGGTGAAGGAGCTTGGATAGAAACTATAGCTTTTGATACAGCAACTACCATTAATAAGGCGTTTATGCCTGTTAGTCTTGTTCCTACAGGTAGTACTACATATGATCTTAACGAAATAACTTGGACAGATAGAGCAGCAGGAGACGATGATACTAACCCTGCTCCGTCCTTTGTAACGCCTAATGATCCAGATGAACCTGCTCGTTATATTAACGATATATTCTTCTTTAAGAATCGTTTAGGTCTACTTACCAAAGATAATGTAGTGTTAAGTGAAGCAGGTGAATACTACAATTTCTTTAGGACAACTGTTATCAATCTGTTAGACTCTGCTCTTATTGATGTAGCAGTTGCTCACCAAGAGGTTAACGACCTTCATCATGCTGTACCTTTTCAAGAAAAACTGTTGTTAATGTCACCAACATCACAGTTTATACTTAGAGGTAATGACCTACTTACTCCTAAAACCGTCAATATTAGCCCCGTAACGTCCTTTACTGCTAATCAGTACCCTGTACCCTTATCTCTTGGTGGATTCGTTTACTTTGCGTTTTCTAGAGGAAACAGCCAAGGTGTACGAGAGTTTGCTGTAGATGATCTATCTTCTACCTATCATGCCAATGAAATTACAGAACACGTACCTAAATACATTCCTGATCGTATTGATAGGATTATTGGTAGTTCTTCCGAAAACGTATTAATTTGTACTACATCTGCTAGTCCTTACATCTTGTACGTTTATAAATACTTCTGGCAAAACAAAGACAAACTACAAAGCTCTTGGAGTAAGTTTACGTTTAGACATGAGGTTATAGGTGGTAACTTTATCGATAGTAATCTGTATGTAGTCCTTACGGATACTACTAACACTTACCTAGAAAAGATTCCTTTTGAATCAGGTGTAGCAGATACCAACTACAACATTCTGTTAGATGATCGTATAGCTTCGTCTGCTCTTACTGTATCTTATAGTGCTGACACGTTAAAGACTACCATATCTAATATTCCATATGATCCAGCTAATGCAGTAGTCTATACTCAATCGGGAACACGTTACGCTCTAACTAGAGTAGATGCATCTACTGCAACTGTTAACGTAGATCTTAGTAGTACAACCTTTTATCTCGGACATGAATACGAAATGGAGTATGAGTTTTCCGATCAACTAATTAAACAACCAAGTGAAAGGGGTGGTAGATCAGTAAGTAATTTTACAAAACAAGTTATACGAAATATGTCCATTGAATACTCTGATACAGGTTCCTTTAATGTAGAGGTAACTCCAGAGTACAGGGACACATATACATACGAATACAGTCCTGTACAACTTGGTGCGGACTTTAACATAGGATCACTAACACCAGAAAGCGGAACATTTAGAGTTCCAGTACATAGTGAACCAGATAAGGTAACGATAAAAATAAAGTCTTCATCTGCTCTTCCTGTAAAAATCTTGTCAGCAGAAGTAGAAAGCTTTATATCATCACGTTCAAAAAGATATGCCTGATGAGTTTCTTGATTTTAAACGAGTAGTTTACGATGACTGCTATATAAGAATAGCTTTGCCCATGCTTGATATGTGGCATCTTTATGAGAATTTAAGGATACCAGATATGCTAGAAGCTATAGGACTTGGTTATCATCCGTATGATGCCGTTGCTAGTTCCTTTAAGGAATCCAAGCAGTCCTATACAATAATGAGTGACCGTAAACTTGTATGTTCTTTTGGTGTATGTGATTCAGATTGTGAAGATCTAGGTATCGTATGGATGCTTGGTACAGATCGTATACATAACATCCGAAACACTTTCCTAAGACATTCAAGAGAGTGGATTCAGAAATTAATGGGTAACTACAGAGGATTGGTAAATGTAGTCGGAACACAAAACACTACCTCAATGAGATGGTTAGAGTGGGTAGGTGCAGAGTTCCTAAGAGAAAAGCCGCAAGGCTATCAAGAGTTTATAATATTTAACAAGGATATATAATATGTGTTTTCCTCCAATGTTAGCGGCAGTAGGAAATGCTGTTCTGGGTACAACGGGAGTAACGGCTGCAAGTGTAGCGGCAGGGTCAGCAACATTAAGTGCAGTTGGTAGTACTTTAGGTTTTATTGGGCAAAGGCAAACAGCAAGAGCGCAAGAACGAGCGCAAGCAGTTGCTATGCAACAAGAACAGCAAAGGCTTATACGTGAGCAAACAGCAATGCGTCAACGTGAAGCTCAAGAACAAATAGCAAGCCTTCAACAGCGTCAGCAAATTGCAGAGGAAACACGTAAAGCTTTAGCAAGGCAAGCAGTAGCTACTGGAGAAGCTGGTGTAGGAGGAGCATCTGCTCAAGCTGTTGTTAATGAATTTACAGCACAAGAAGGAAGATACCTAGCAGCTCTTGAACAACAACGTCAGTTCCAAGCTCTTAATACAGGACTTGCTTTAGGTGACGCTGGTATGGCATCTCAAAGAAACATTACTGCTATTAATCGACCTATTCAACAACCATCATTCCTAGAAGGAATAGCAAGTATAGGATCAGCAGGAGCTTCGGGATACTTAGCAGGTCAACGTATGTATGAAGCATCTACTTTACCCACAGTTCCTACACCTTCTTCTTCTTCCTTTTATGGCCCATTTCAACAAACATCTTACGATAAGGATGCTAATGGGGTTCCTGATCTAATTCAAAGATATCCTTAATTACTATGGCAACTCGCAAGACATACGAAAATCGCACACAAGTTGATATACCTTTTTCTTCAGTACCTATTGTATCTCCTACAGTAACTGCTGGAAGGGGTGCGGTAGTAGGGCCAGCACAAGTACAACCAAGCAAGTTAGTAAGTCTTAGTAATGCTCTTGGTGTAGCTACTGATATTATTCCTACTGTTACAGCCATAAAAGGACTAGAGAAGCAACAAGGATTACGAGCAGGAGAACTAGCTGCTGAACTATCAAAAAATGTAGAAGAATCAGCTAAAGCTATGGAAGCTGCTGAACGAAAAGCAGTAAAAGAAAATTTAATAACAGAAAGCCAAACAAGTTACTGGCAGTATGCATATAAGAAAACATTAGCTGAAAGATATGCTGCTGAAAAATACCAAACAGCTCTAATGTCTAGAGTAAACGAAGCAACTAAAAACTTAGAAGATGGAACAAATGGAGAAGCTTACGCTAAAGGAATGCGAGATGAAGTGTATTCATCGATAGTTGAAAATTTTAGTAACGATCCGTTAATGCTTCAAGCCTTTAATCAAAGTATAGGAGGATATGATAGAGCTTTTTATAGTCAGACAATTACTCAACGAGATGCGGCTTTACGAGCAAATAAACAAAGTGAAGATACAGCAGCTAAGATAGCTCAGTTTAAAGGATTAGACCCTTTTAGTGAATCTTATGATTTTGAGTTTAATAATATATTAGGAAAAGGTGAAGAAGGTGATCCGACAAATGTAACTATAATTAAAAACTTTGAAGCTTTGCAGGGTACGATAAACTCCTTAATGTCTGGACCTCCCTCTAACAAAAGGGCAATGCAAATTGAAAGTTTACTAGATTCATTAGACGCATCTTACGTAAATAATACACCAGTAGTTAACGTAGCTGAAATTACAGGAAAACTGTCAGCTTTAAGAAGTAAGTTTAGAACTTATCAAAATTCACTTTTAATACAAGATACTACAAAAGCTGATTTAATTGCTACAGAAGCTCAGGTTTTTATAGGAGCAGCATTAGATAACAATTCAGAAATAGCCAACCTAGCAAACTTGCAGCGAATTGCACCTAATGCAACTCAAGAAGACCTTGATAAACTTATAACAGATTTACAAGAAAACCACACACAAGCTAATAGTACATTTGTAGGTTTAATTCAACAATCAGACTTAGGAGCGGAAACTAAAAAAGCTCTTTTGGATTTTTCTACTGGTATAGATTCAATAGCATCCCAACATCACGCAAGACAAGTAATAGGACTTAGTGACTTATCGGATGAGGAGGTTACAGCTTTTACGGACGAATGGAAAGAGCAGGACAAACCTAGTAGGTCTCAGGTAAATATGTATTTCGATTCTAAACTTAATGACGAAGCTTATAGCAAAGTCATAGAAGAATGGGAAAAGGAATCATTAAGTTTTATTGGAAAATCTACAAGTAATACCTCGGAAGGTAGAAAGACAGTAAGTGCTATTAATACTATAGTAGGAGATGCTAGAAAAAATATCCTTTCTAATAGTTTAAGTATGATTGGGGAAGATGTTATTACTAAAACCGAATTAGATACGATATTAAATCAAACAGAATACGCAGGTCAGTTATCTTTTATACAAAACAAACTAAGAGCTGCTGTTGACGAAAAGCTAGAAAGTTTAATAAAAGAAAGTGGAGTACGACCTGATTCCGAAACTCTCGCTAGTTATAGAAAAGAAGCATTAGACTTTGCTAAACGTGAGATAAACGATGACGTTAACCAATTTACATCTAGATTAATTAGCGAACAAAAATATAAAGAAGGAACATCGCTTTCTGTAGGTTATCCCATCACTATACAACAAGAGCTTGGAAGAGATTTAGAACCTCTCAAGTTTAAAGTAGGAACTACTACAGTTAACGGTTCTCAGGTACACTCCGATTCTTATTTATCTTATCTATATAAACCTATACCCGATTCGTTAAAAAACGTAGAAGAATTTAAAACTTTTGATAAACTTTCCGAAAATATTAAAGGAGATTTAAAAGATCGATTCGTTCCTGATCCTACTAAAAAACTAGATACAGAAAACGTTGATCCTAAATTCGACTTAATATTCTCACCAGAAGCCGCTAACGAAGTTAATGGTTTATGGAACTATGAGTATGAGCAAAGCTCTCCTAGAATGGCTTTACTACAAATGAAAGCAGCAGAAGAAAAAGGTGAAAGTGTTTTAGGAAAATTAGAAAAAGGATTTTATGTAACTAAATATCCAGATGCTGCTTTCTATAGGTTAAAGTTCCCTAAAGTTGTTCAAAATTCTTACGACTTAGAACAAATGTTTGTAATGCAACAAAGGTTACTGAACGCCTATGAAGAGGTTAACAAAGGCAAAGTAGATATAGTTAAGGATCGTATGAAAGCTCTTAAATCTTCATACGAAAGAGATATAGATATCTATCAGTCTGGGAAAAGTAGACACGTTAGCGCAAAGAATGCTTACAACCAAGCGGTAAAACTATTACCCGAAGTAAATTTATACCTAGAATCTACACCTCATACTCAAGATAGTAAGTACTACGAGGATTTTAATATTAAAGTACCTACAATAAAGTAATATGGCTTTTGAAGAATTATTAGATAAAGATACTATTCGTTTTGATACAGCTAGGCTTGAAGAATTAAAAAGCGAACTTAGCTATGAAGACCCTTTTTATGTTAAAGGTATAAGAAGTTTCGGTAGAATGCCTTTGCGTGTCTTTGATGACACTATGAACTCCATGTCTGATTTAACTGGAGGTGCTTGGGGAAGAACAAAAATCGAACAAGAAACTTTTGGTAAAGCTGAAGGTGGGGAAAATGTAACATCAGAAATTGGATCGGCTCTTTTAGGTTTCTTTACTGTAGGTACGAAAGCCGCTCAAGGTCTTGCAGTAGGAGCTAAAGGTATATCCAAAGGTTCTCAGAAGTTAGGGTTAAACTTTAATAAAGGTGTATCTAAAAAGATAAAAGAAATTGAATACACACGATTAGGAGAAAAAAGTAAGTGGGCAATAAATCTAGCTAAAGACGGAGCATTAAAAGGTGCTGTTGTTGACTTTATGGTTGCCGATACCACCGAAGAGCAGAGCATACTAGAACGGATGAAGAAGAGGTCGGAAGACGTTTTACTAGGTGCTTTAGTAGGTTCGGGATTAAACGTTACTTTTGGTTTGTTAGGTTCTAAAGCTTGGGATCAAATGAGAAACTTCATGGGTAAACAAGCTGTAGAGTTAAAGAAATCCCATACTAAAATTGCAAAGTTAGCTGAAAAAGGTGATGAAGCTTTGTCTGAGTTTACAGCTACCGAAGAAGGACAAGTAGAATTAATTAACTTTGTAGCCAATGCCGCAAAGGTTTCTGAAACGTTAAACTCAAGCGGAAGTGTAACTTTTAAAGACATCATAGATGAAGCTCCAAATGTAGATTATATCTACGAAAAGGATGAGATACTTAAAGAAGTAATCGATCCTAAAATTAAAGACGCAGATAAATTAGAGGAAAGTATAATCGATCAGTTTAACAAAATGAAAGATTTACCTTCTGCTTTACAGAAGTCTAATCTTTTTGTGCTACATTCTGAGCAACAGCTTACGCCTAGAATCAATGAACTTTATTATAAATTAAAAAAGCTGTTCGATAAACCCTCTCTTGATATGTATACAGCATTAAGAGGTGATGTAGAAAATTTTAAATCAGTTCTTAAAACTTATAGATTAGCTGTACAAGTAAGAGCAAAAGCAGGAACGTTAGCAGGTAAGGCTTTAGCAGCATTAAGAAAAACATCAAGGTTTAAAGGAGTAGACGCATCCATACATCTTGATCCTGCATCTAGTAGAGGTAATTTTGACAAAACAGTAGACTATAGTGATGAAGTTTTAGATAAGTTTAATAAAATAGACGCTCTCCTATCTACAGTAGAAAGCATAAAAAGAACTGATCCAGATGATTTACACAGTTTTATATTAAACCGAAATCCAAAACAAAAAGAAATACTAGAAGCAATAGGAGAGGGAACAGAAAGCCCATCCGAAATCCTTACTAAAATGGTAATGGGTTCTGGTTACAGGAACAAAAATAGAATATGGGATAAATACAAAACCTCCCTAATTAACTCCGTTAAGAACTTATTAAAAAACAAAGACCCAAAACAAAAAGCTCCTTTAGCTGTACTCCAAACTAGTCTACTAGGTAGGATTTCAAAAGAAATTAAAAAGGGCCATAAGAAAGGAAAGACTACTAAAAAATTAAAATCGTTAAAATCAAAGTTAACAAACTTAGATAATTGGGAGCAGAATAAAGACGAAGTAAAAGAAATTTTAAGTGAATTAAAAAGTAAAAATATAATAGAGATTTCTTATGATGATATTGTTTCTGAGGATTCGGATACTATTGTAAAGGCTTTAATTAAATTAGATAACGCTAAAGGAGCAGACGATTCTACAAGCTTTTTAAATTCTTTAGATATTAGCGATGAACTTAGAGAAAGAATACGACTCGATCTAGAAGATGCAAAACTGGCACATATCGAGGAAATGAAAGAGGAGGAGCTACTTCAAGAAGCTTTACGTCAGCGACAAAAAGAAACTACCTTAAAAGAATTAAACGAATTATTTGTAAGTGGTGATCCTGATAAGATTAAAGCATTTTTTGAAAATGCGCTTAATCAAACTAAGAATACCGATGAACTTACAAAACTGATTAATAAAAGAAAAGCTCAGTTAAAGAAAAAGTATCAAGATCAAAAAGTAACTCCAGATCAGATTGCAGCTATAGCTTTAAACGATTTACAAGGTTTAGTCTCAAAGGTTAATAAAGAGTTATCAAGCAAGTCACAAAAGTTTTGGCAGGGTTTTGACAGGTTTAGAATGGGAATGATGATGTTTCATCCTAAAACTTGGTTAATTGGCCCTGTTTCTGGTCTTTTTCATTTAGTAGAGCAACCTATTAAGCAAGCGATTAGGTCTTTCTCTCATATAAAACAATTAAAAAAACTTACTCCCGAAGACCAAAACTTACAAAACGTAGACGAATTTCAGTACGCTTGGTCACAAATTTCTACTGCAATTAATTTAGGAACCATGTGGGATTCTATTAAAAATGGTGTATCTACTTTTATAAAAGATAAATCCGCTTTTAATCCTAGAATTCAAAATAGGTTTGAGCAGGAGTTTATGAAAGTTGGAGAAAATATTAGTGTAGAAAAACTGGCAGGATTAAATACATATCAACAAAAACAACTTTCTGATTTAATATCTCAATACGGATCAGATACAGCAGTTAATCGGCAGAAGTTAAAAAACTTTTATGCAACTTTAGAAAGCGGTAAATCAGGAAACGCAGTAGGTAAAGCCTTAGAATTATTTTCTTCTATTTCGTTTAGAGCGATGGGAGGCGTAGATGATGTTTTTAGGACGTATGGAACAATGAGAGCGTTAAGAGCAGAAGCTATGCAAAAAGCTCTTATAGCAGGAAAAACGACCAAAGAAGAAATAAAGACATTTTCCGAAGACTATATGAAGAAAGCGGTATTAAAGGATTCTACCTCTACTGCTAAAGAAGTATACGGATTTGGAGGGGATAAGCCTGTATCTACGTTAAGATGGAAAATGGATGAAGAGTTTTCTGATGTAGAGCAATTAGGTTTAGCTATTACATATCAAGCCGATTTTGCAGATAAAGTATTTAGCAGGACAATGAAAAGTCTAGCTAACTGGTCTAGGGATTATAGTAACGATGACTACGCTAAACGCTTTACAAGGATTGTTTTACTTCCTTTTGTTAAAACTCCTACAGCTATTGGTCAATGGATGTTAGATCATGGATTTGGAGCAACTGGTTTATATCGCAGGTTAACAGCAGATAGTAAATTATCTAAACAAAGAAAAGCACTTACAGATCGTATAGACTCACAGAATAAACTGAAAGAAGCAGGAACAGTAAACGAAATTGACGCTAATCAGATAATAGAAGAAGCTCAAAAATCTCTTAGGAATTTAGACCTTCAAGCGGCACAAATGAAAGCTGATGCTACAGCAGATATAATAAGCGGTTTATTTTGGACAGGGATACTAGGCTCTTTAGCTGCTAGTAGTAAAATAACAGGTAGTGGAAGTCACATGAGTCCTCAAGATAGGAAAGCAGCAGAAGAAGGAGGGTGGAAACCTAATCGATTAAACATAGGAAATATTTCAGTTAGTTATGAAAGAATCGAACCCATATCTTCATTTCTTTCTTTAGCTTCTGATGCTGTTGCCCATATGTACGCAAAGGATCAATTTAAAAGTGCAGCGTATAAAGACGAGGATGCTGTAAATCTTTTAACTACTGTAGCTGTAGGTATGAGTGAAATGATGAGGAATAAGTTTTTCCTTAGAAGTCTTTCTGATGTAATTTCCGTATTTGATACTTCTGGTGATAAGATTTCTTTTAATGCTGGTAATTGGGCTACAGGTTTTACTGCTTCCTTAACTCCTAGAATTATTAAAGATCTAAACGAAATTGCAGAACCATACGAAAAAAGGTCTAAAGATTTTTTAGATAAACTAAAACAGCGAGTATACGGAGGAAGTACAGCAGGTTACAATAGAAATATATTTGGAGAAAAAATAACCCGAACTCGAAGCAAAGAGGGCTTTATAGGTTTAATATCTCCTATTTACGTTAGCCAAAAGCAAAACGATCCGTTGCTTCAGCAGCTATCTTATATGCAACATAACTTTGGGCAGCAGACACGTTTTATACGAAGCTTTGAAGGTGTTAAGTACGATACAAGGGATTTTAAAAATAACGAAGGTCAAGACCTTTATGATGCTTGGTTACAACATTTAGAGAGATATAAAATCAAAGGTAACACTTTACGAAAGCGATTGTCTTTAGACCTTCGATCTAATAAATACAAAAGATTACCCATTAAATCAGAACAAGGAGAGTCAGTAAGTAATTTAATTAACGATACAATCAATACCTACGAAAAAGAATCTTTTAAAGAGTTTATTAAAAAACAAGGAAAAAGATTTGTAGATTCAAACGGAATTAGATTTACAGACCAAAAACAAGATAACGTTCTAAAAACACTTTTAAAACTCAACCGATAAAACATTATGGCAAGCAGCTCAGTAACCTATACATCAGGAACCAATAACTTTAATATTACATTTCCTTACCTACGTGATAAGCACGTTGTCGTTTTGGTAGGCGGAACTTTGTATGATGTTGACGATAACTATTTTACTATAGATGCTTCATCCTCTACAAAGAAAGTTGTTCTAACAAATCCTGTATCGGAAGGTACAACTATTAAGATTCTTCGTATGAGTCTTGGTAAGAACAACGATTTGTATAACGACGATAACTTAGGTACGCTTGTAGATTTTGTTGATGGATCAGTCCTTACCGAAAAACAACAAGACGAATCATACCTCCATAACTACTATCTTAATCAGGAATCACTAGAGGGTAATCTTAAACTAGGAACTCCAATATTAGATAGCGATCCAGCCACTAAAGGTTATGTTGATGGTATAGGTATTTCTGGTGGGGGAGGTTCCGTAACAAGTGTAACAGCAGGTAACGGACTTAGTGGTGGAACTATTACAACCAGCGGTACGGTAAGCATCCCAACAAGCGGAGGTGACTTAAATATTAACAGCGGCAAGGTAGGTATTGGTGGAGACGCTGACGGTACTTATAAAGCTAAAGTTACAGGTGATCTACTAGTTAGTGAAAGCGGTGACCATACGGTACTTACCGTTGAAAATACTAATACATCAGGAGCAAACAACTCTACTATTCTTGTTACTGCACCCCAAAACGCTACAATACAACTTAAAGATACTGATACTACTTCCGCTGATACAGGCATATACAATATAACTTCAGCTAATGGATTTTTTAATGTAGGACACATTAGTGACGATGGGTTAACAGGTACTCCTATTTTAAGCTTATACCCAACAGGTAATGTAAAAATAGATCAACTCCCCACAAGCGACCCATCAACTGCTGGTTACCTTTGGAACAATGGTGGTGTTGTTGCTGTTAGTGGTAGTAGTGGGTTTAGTGGTGGTGTATCTAAATACGACTCTGGTTGGGTAACGACCGATGGTACAACAACAGTAACTAATGGAGCAACCCTTACGTTTAGTCACGGTCTAAGCACATCTGCACTAAACGCTCAAATATGGGTATCAGGTTCGTCTAGTGGTTCTTATCCTTACCTAATGGATATACAAGAAACATTTACTGATACTAGTATGGTAGGTGCTGTAATAACCAATATTACCTCTACGCAAATAACCATTCAGTTTGCAAATTCTGGGTATGTCTACATGAATAGTAGCGGTCAGAATGCAACATCTGATACCAACGGACATAACGCAGGGTCTAGTGGGTACGTTACGTTTGCGAATAAATATGTACGACTTGTCGCAATAGGATAATCATGGAACCAATGGCTGAACAAATCTCACACTTCCTTGACAGTATATTAGCTGTTGTTCTTGGTGTATTCGGTTGGATCGGTAAAAAGTTTAGTGATAGACTTGATAGCGATGAGAAACGTTTAACAAAGATAGAAGTAGAACTAGCTGCTCAACATGAACGTGATATATCCGTTGAGAAACGTATGCAAGGTCTGGAACAAAAACTAGAAGCAATGAACGATAAGCTTGATAGACTTCTAGAATTAATAATGAAAAATCAAAATAGATGAAACGAGAACGCTTAGAAAAGCTACAGGTACAAGTAGCAGAAACTTATTCTACAGCTATATCAGAGATGCACGAGACAGGGGAATTTAATGCTGCTATCTTAAATGGTGCTAGACAACTTCTTAAAGATAACGATATTATCAGTATTACTGAACAGCATACTCCACTAGGAAGACTTGCTGATCTGTTACCTTTTGAAGACCCTGACCCAGAAGCAGTCAGACAACAGAATGGATGACCAGTTAAAAGACTTTAGGAACTTTCTGTTTGTTGTATGGAAACATCTTAACCTACCTGATCCTACTCCCATACAATACGATATAGCTGACTATATGCAACATGGACCCAAGAGGTCTGTAGTAGAAGCTTTTAGAGGAGTCGGTAAAAGTTGGATATGTTCAGCTTATGTTGTTCATCAACTACTACTTGATCCATCCAAGAACTTCCTAGTTGTATCAGCATCCAAGACTCGTTCTGATGACTTTAGTACGTTTACATTACGGATCATTAGAGAGATTCCTATGCTTAACTCCCTACTACCAAAGGATGGACAGAGGTTTAGTAAGGTATCATTTGATGTAGGTCTAGCTCCTCCAGCCCATGCTCCCTCCGTAAAGAGTCTAGGTATAACATCTCAGTTAACAGGTAGTCGTGCTGATGTTATTGTAGCTGACGATATTGAAGTACCTAATAACTCTCAGACTCAGGGAATGAGGGATAAACTTGATGAACAAGTAAAAGAGTTTGAAGCTATTTTAAAACCGTTAGATTCATCTAAAATATTATTTCTTGGTACTCCTCAATGTGAAGATTCTATCTATAACAAACTACGAAATAGAGGTTACTCATTAAAAATTTGGCCATCTGAATATGTATCAGAGAAACAAGCTAACGATCTATATGGTAATGAATTAGCTGATATAATCAGTAAGGAATCATCTAACGAAGCTCTTATAGGTACATCTACTGAACCAACTAGGTTTAACATGAATGACCTTGAGGAACGAAAGCTTTCTTATGGACGTTCTGGTTACTCGTTACAGTTCATGCTTAATCCACGTCTTAGTGATGAGGATAGATATCCGTTAAAGATTAACGATCTAATAGTAATGGATATTGATAAAGATGTAGCTCCAGAAAAAGTAGTATGGGCATCTGCTCCTGATTTAGCGTTTGATAACAGTCTTCCTAATGTAGGGTTTAACGGTGATCGTTTTTATAGACCTTTTCAAACAGTTGGAGATATGGTTCCCTTTACTGGTTCTGTAATGTCTATTGACCCATCTGGTAGAGGTAGGGATGAAACAGCTTATTCAGTTGTTAAGATGTTAAATGGTCAACTATTTGTACCAGAGTCAGGAGGTCTTAAAGGTGGATACTCTGAGGAAACATTAAAGGAACTAGCTAGGATTGCTAAAGCTCAATCAGTTAACCAGATCGTTATAGAGTCTAACATGGGTGATGGTATGTTTACCGAACTCTTTAAACCTATACTTAGTACCATCTATCCCTGTAGTACAGAAGAGGTTCGTCAAAGTATCCAAAAGGAAAAACGTATAGTTGATACATTAGAACCTGTACTTAACCAACATAAACTAATTATTGATCCTAAAGTAATCCGTAACGATTATCAGTCAGCATTAGTTTATCCAACTGAAAGACAATCTAGATATATGTTAATGTATCAATTATCTAGGATTACTAAATACAGAGGAGCTTTACTACAGGATGACCGATTAGATGCTCTTGCTATTGCTGTTAACTACTGGGTAGAACAAATGAATCAGGATGCTAACGAAAAGATTAAAGATCGTAAACGTGAACTGTTTGATGAAGAAATAGAAAAGTTTAGAGCATCAGCATTTGGTGGAGCTACTGGTAACTCACTTTGGAAATGGATGTAACGTGGTTAATTTTAATACAGGTTATGAACCTCCAACAGAGGTAACGGAAGTTGTTAAAGACCTGTTTGTACAGGCTGTTAAAGTTCAAATAAAGGCACTTATGAGTAAAGACTATGATGATAATATTAATTCAGTAAATACTCAAACAGATCAAATATTAGAGGACTTACTTGGTAAGGTTGCTTACTATATGAATGAATTTGATATTAACGAGTATACACTTATGGGAATCCTAGAAGCTGTTAAACTTGAAGTTAAAGAATCTATGACTTGGGAAATTGATATAAGAGACGATGAAGAAACCTGATCCACGACTTAAACGAGCTGGTGTTAGCGGTTATAATAAACCTAAACGTACACCATCTCATCCAACTAAAAGCCATATAGTAGTAGCTAAATCTGGTGGTAAAATCAAAACCATAAGGTTTGGACAACAAGGTGTTAAAACCAATCAAACAGTAGGACAACGAAAAGCTTTTAAAAGTAGACACGCTAAGAACATTGCTAAAGGCAAAATGAGTGCAGCCTATTGGGCAGATAAAGCTAAATGGTCACCTAGTAAAACTAAATCTCCAAGTATGAAATGGAAGAAAGGTAGTTAATAACATGGCATATACAAAACCTACAGTAAGGGAACGTATAAAGAACCGTATAATGGCTGGTAATAAAGGTGGTAAAGCTGGTCAATGGTCTGCACGTAAAGCTCAATTATTAGCTCTTGAATACAAAAAGAAAGGTGGAGGATACTCTGGATCAAAGACTAAGAAACAAAAGAGTCTTACTAAATGGACTAAAGAGAAGTGGGGAACCAAGTCTGGTAAACCTTCTACTCAAGGACCAAAAGCTACTGGCGAAAGATACCTACCAGAAAAAGCCAGAAAAGCCTTATCTAGCAAACAATACAAAGCTACTTCAGCAAAGAAACGTATGGATGCTAAGAAAGGTAAACAGTTTTCTAAACAACCAAAGAACATAGCAAAGATAACCAAAAGATATCGATGAAAGCTAAACCTTATAAAAGACCTACAAAGAAAAAGAAGAAAAGTTCTTACTGAAAAGTTTTGGTAAAAATTTCTGAAGGGGCTTCTCTAGCGCACGCATCGGCACATCCCCCCATGCACGTTGTAAAAGTTACGTGTCATTATAAGAATGTCCAGCTAGGGGATGCCTTGGTAAGTTAGAACTTACTTACTGAATACTTTTTAATATCTTTGCATAAGATTGATGAAAAGGTCGATTTCTCCAAGGTGAAGTTGCAAGGCCTTGCTTGATATCTTGGCTAGGGTTTTTAATCCAAGGCTTTTATCGAAGGTATTTACAAGTGAATACTTTTACATGTATTTTTAAGGACTGTCGTTTTTTGAAAACCTATGCTTAAAAATGCTTAAAAGTTATTGCATAGATTTCCGGTGATTTTTGTCGAACTTTGGTTAGTTAATACTTACTAACGTAGCTTTGTCGGAAAAAGTTTCACCATCTACAAACCTTCTTTATCTGAGTCTATCAGTGACTTCAGGGCTGGTAAGTTGATACTTACTTTGGTCTACTGAAAAAATTTATTTGGCATAGTTTGTTTTTTCTGATCTAAGTTTTGGCATCGTTTTTTTTCACCATTCAGATTCACCTCCAACGAAAGTTCACTAAGATTCACTCTCACACGTAGGCAAGGCCTCGTTAACACTACATAGGATACGTTCGCTTTATGCAGTATCCATTCAAAAGTCTTTTGCCTAGGCGATGATCTAGTAGCTCATGAGACAGGCGAGCTAGAAAATTCTCACAAAACGTCACCGATCTAAACAGGCGTCATGGTTAGGTTCCCGCAAGGACCGAAATAAATTAGTAGGTAGCGGGTGAAATTTAACCGAACCAATATATTATGACACAAAACCGATTAAACTATATAAACAAGTATCGACGTTCTAGGGGCCGCCCTATCCTATCAGGTAATAAGTGGGGATTGACCAATGCTCCACAGGTAGGACCGATCCAAGCAAACATTCTGAAGGTTGTAGTTTACAAGATTAAACGTTACCTAAAGAAACGTGAGGAGCGACTAGCGAACCTATACGCAACCGGTAAATACAGCAAGCAAGGCTTATGGGTACAGGCCCGAAAGGAACGTAGAAAGATATTAGACCTGAGGTTCTCAGTAGACTCCGATGAAACCTATTCACTACGGGAACTCCAGTCAGTAGGAAAAGATGCAACCGAGTATCAAAGAAAGCTTATGAAATCTTGGCTGAATGTAATAGCTAGATATCAATAACCAACCAACCAAATAACAAAACCTAACTACCATGAAAAAAGAAGAAATACTGAACGCTATTGAGCAACGTAAACAAGCTGCTGCTAAGGCACGTTTAACCAACGGCAAAGCCTTGCATAAGATCTTGTTAGAGTCTCAACCGATGCCGCAAGGTATCTGGGATAAAAGTTGCGATACGCTCATCCGTACTGGCTTCTTCGGAACC